GGTGGTTCAGGTGCTAATGCTTCTGTAGCTGGTGGTGACGGTGGCGGTGGTGCAGGATCATCATCTTCAAATAATACAAATGGATCTGCAGGTACTGCTAATACAGGTGGCGGTGGTGGAGGCGGATCCTCATACAATGGTGATGGTGGTAATGGTGGATCTGGAATAGTAATATTAAGAACTAAAGCAGTACTATCAGTAGGTAGTGGTCTTACTTACACAAGATCAAAAGTAGGCAATGATACGGTGTATTCGTTTACAGCAGGAACAGGAACGGTGACAGTTAATGGCTAACTCAGGTGTTTTTACAATAGATGATATAAATTTTTTAAGAGATAATGAACAATACTCTAATTTAGGACAATTAGAACATATAGAAACTCAGACCTTTACATCTGTAAGTGAATTAATTTTTGCGAACATGAAAGAATACGAATACGATACACATTTTATTACCTACTATTTTGAAAATGGCTCAAGTGATGTAGGTATATTTGCAAGATTTGGAACTAGTCCAACTTCATTTAGAGATAGTAATTATCATTATGGTGGAGCAAGGATGGAAGGTAATGGAAGCGGTAATTATGCTAGTACAACTATGTGGGGTATGAATATTTGTAACTTAGGTACTATGCAATCAGATATTGACGGTCCAGCTTTTTCTGGATACATACAAGTATATGATTTAGGTAATCCTAGAAAATATAGCATGCTTGTTTCTCATAGTGCTTATACAGGAAGATCTAATGTTCACATAGCTTCTTACTATGGAAGTGCATCATATGGAACTGCAGAAAAACATACAGCATTTAGATTATTTCCAAATACAGGTAGTTGTAGTGGTAAAGCAAGTTTATACGGAATTAGGTTTGGATAATGCCAAGTAGTTTACAATATATAGCAGATTATTATTCACAAGATGTTTCAGGACTACAAGTTGATGATTGTTTTACGGATAAGTACGACTTTTATCAAGTAATTGTAAAAGTAACAGGTAGGAGCGTTCAAACATATGATTGGTTACGACTTGTTGATACAAGTGGCAATCAAATAAATCAATCTGAATATGCTTATACTCAAATAGATTGGTCGGCTAATAACTCAGGTTTTAACTCTGCAAAAAGTAATTCTTCTACCGTTATAGGTAATATTGGAATTTCTGGAACTGATATAGCAAAAGGCTCAAAGACAATAATAAATTTTTTTCAACCATATGAATCATCTGCATACACTATGGTAGAAGGTAAAAGTGTTGGCTGGACTGGAAATGGTTATGGCACACAATTCATGGGTGTACACAAAGCTGCAGAAAGAACACCTGGTTTCTATTACTTAACTGGTTCAGGTACTTATTATCGTATTCAAGCAACAGTATTTGGAGTTAAATAATGGCAGGTTCATTAATTAAGATAGCAGAAACAACTGTATCATCAGATGTAGCTAGTCTTTCATTAACAGGGATGGATACAACTTATGATGTATATTTAGCAACAGTTGTAGGAGCAAAGATAGATACTGATATACATCAGATTAGACATAAGCTTACTAAAAGCGGTACTCCAACTACATCTACAGATTATAGTTTGACTTACAAAAGACTAAGGTCAGAAAATGCAATAGAGAATAAATATCAGACAACTGGACAATCTACTTGGGGACATTTAGATTCTATTGGAACTGGAGCAGGAGAAGCTTTACATGAAAGATTTTATATTTTTGGTGCACCTTTTTCAGACCAATTTACTTACATAACTTGGGAATCAGTTTTTTATGAATGGCAACCATACAGTAGAGGTATATTTGGTGGTGTTTTATATAAAGAAGCATCTGCTGTAGATGGTATACATTTTTTTGGTAGTAATGGTAGTGCGACAAGTAATATTACTGCAGGTAGATTTTCTTTATACGGTTTAAAGAAGTAAAAAAAAATAAGATATAGTAGAATAGGAGAGATATGGCTACATTAGAAGAACTAACGGTAGAAGCAACTTCTGAAATAGAAGCAGCAAAACCGTTATATAAACAAATAAATAATGAGCGTATGGAGTTCGATGATGCTGACTATGATCAAGCTATTACAGACTTAGCTAATTCTAAGTTTGAAGAACAAGAATATGGTTATATTACAGCTCGACAAGCAGAATACCCTAGTATTGGTGATCAGCTAGATATGTTATTTCATGACATGACAGCTGATAAAGGCGATAAAACTGGTGATTGGTACGCTGCTATCGAAAAAATCAAAGAAGATAATCCAAAACCAGAATAATTTTTCCATAACCACCATTATGGACAGAAGGCAGGTGCCACCACACAACCTGCCTTCTAATTTTTTATTAAATTAATACGCAAATCTGCATAGATCTATGTTTATAATGGTGCATAAGTAATTGATACAATTATTGAAAGGTAATTATGGAAAATCAAGAACTAACCCCTGAGCAAGCAGTCGAGTTTGCAAACAAAGCACTAGCAGAAAACAAAACTTTGCGTGCAATGTTAGCTGACACTGCCGAAAAAATTGCAAATTTAGAGCTTAGAAACTCAGAATTAAAAGTTCAGAGCAAAGCTTTGCAAGATATCTTAGGGCAGATGAATGGGGCAACACCGACAACAGAAGAAGAGTAATGTCTTCTTTAGAAAGTTTTGCCTCTTCAAGTAATAAGAGTGGACCTATTGCTTGGAGAGAGTTAAACGAATCCAACAGGGCTGCGTGGATAGAAGCTTGTAAAGGTGTAAATGATGGGATACCAGCAAGGACTGCTGCAAAGTGGTTAATAGAAGAAAAAGGATGCCCATTAATGTTAGATACTATAAGAGTACAACTTAAAAACACTATGGATCGCTATGTCAAGTCTTGAAGACTATAACAAAAACAATAGTGATCTTGAAAACGCAAAAAGAAAAAATAACGATACTTTAAAAGGTTATGATCCTGGTTATAAACTAAAAGGTAATGAAGGTGAAATAACATCCAAGCCACAAACAGATGGCAATATAACAGATTTCACACATGTTCTTAAAGAACTAGAGTTAGATCCAAAATTATATGATGTTGTAGAGCCTGTGGAGGTTAGAAGCTGGGATAGTATGGTCGATGGTGGGACACGACTTTTTTATTACAAAGCTAAAATAGTATCTAAAAAACCTAGAAATCCTAACGATCCAGACTATGACAAATTAGTTGCGGAAGTTAAGAAAGCTAGAAAGCCAAAATTACCAAAAGTTGATAAAAACGATAGTGTAATTATCGCTTGGTCTGATTGGCAGTTAGGGAAACCTGATGGGGACGGAACTGCTGCAATTGTAGAACGCCTCAATCAGATGATCCCTGACTTTAAAGATTATGTAATTAAATTAAGAAAAGGTGGTAAGAAACTCAAAAACTTACACATAATATCTTTAGGTGATATTATCGAAAACTGTAATGGCCATTACGATACACAAACCTACGGAGTCCAGTTAAATTTGAGAGACCAGGTAAAGGTGGCGCGTAGAATTATGGTCAAAGCTATTACAGAGTGGGCTCCACTATTTGATAATGTAGTAGTTTCGGCAATCCATGGTAATCATGGTGAAAATAGGAATAACGGTAAAACATATACTGACTTTGCAGATAATCACGATGTAGCAATAGTTGAACAAGTGCAAGAAATACTTTCACAAAATCAAAAAGCTTTTAAACATGTAAAGTTTCAAATACCAGAGCATGAATTATCTGCAACTGTAGAAGTGTCAGGAAAAATAGTTGGAATGGTTCACGGTCATCAATTTAGATCAGGAGTTTCTGTCAAAACTGGTAGATATGCTTTTGATAAAGGAATCAAATGGTTTGCAGGACAATGTATGGGTAGAGAACCTATAGGTGATGCTGATCTAATATTGTCTGGTCACTTTCATCACTATTTTTGTATTTCTAATCGTGGTAGATGGTTTATGCAAGCTCCATCTGTAGATGGTGGATCTGAATGGTTTAAAGATATATCTGGTGATTGGTCACCACCAGCACAAGTTGCTTTTACGGTATCTTCGGAAGATAAAATGTACTTTTGGGATAATTTAAAATTTTTTCCTTACACTTGTTAAATACCAAAAAATAGATTTAAGTTAGTAAAATAGGGTAGACGATGATATTAGAAGTTCTCAGGATTAGTTCACAAGCCGATTCAACAAGCGGTATATTGTTTGATATTACAGATAATAAGAGAAAATTCCTTTGTTATACTGTCGAAGACGAATATCGTGCAACAAAAGTTATGCACGAAACAAGAATACCATCTGGTATTTATGAACTAACTCTTCGTAGCGAAGGTGGTTTTCATTCCAGATATACTGCTAAATACGGTTCTGATTGGCATAAAGGTATGATCTATGTAAACAATGTCCCTGGTTTCGAATATATTTTATGGCATACAGGGAATACAGACGAGAGCACGAGTGGCTGTTTAATTTTAGGTGACTCTCAAACAAGCAATTTAGTACAAGCTGACGGCTTTGTGGGATCAAGTGTAAATTCGTATAAAAAGGTATATCCGATTGTGAGAGATGCAATATTATCAGGCGAAAAGGTTTTAGTAAAGTATGTAGATTTTGATGACACAGGTGACAATGAGTACATCGCAGTATCAGGTAATGAACCAGTAATTAGTACAAGCCCTGTAGAAAATAAAGTTTCTGGTCAACAAGAAACTACAGTATACGATTTTAGTAAAGACTTTCCTAAATGGCCTGGAACTGTTTTCAAGTTGCAAAGCCCAATGATGAAGTCTGAAGATTTAAAAGAATGGCAAAAAGTTGTTGGTTTAACAGCGGATGGTTGGTTTGGTAATGGATCAAAAAATAAAGTTCTTGAACTCCAAAAGGAGTTCGGATTAAAAGAAGATGGTATTTTAGGTAAGATAACTTGGGATACTTCTTTTGCAAAAGAAACATAAGTTAGGAGTATGATGGTATTATCAGATGCTTTTAAGGTCTCTTTGATCAGAGCAGCTAGAACTGGACTACAAGCAGGTATAGGCGTAATTGTAGCTACCCAATCTGGGTGGATGGAAATGTCTGTACTTGAAGGTGCATTAATTGCAGCAGGCGCTGCATTCTTTTCAGCATTACAAAATGCTATGGAAGAAGCACCATTTAAGTTCATGTCTAATGTTCCAAAGGGTTAATTTAATTTCGTAAAAACGAAATTAGGTGCGCTTATTGACTGGGGGGCTTTATAGCCCCCTTTGTCTATGGAGAAATATGTACGAATATAAAATACAAGTCACAAGAGTTTTAGATGGAGATACAGTCGATGGAATCATTGATTTAGGGTATAAAACTTATGTAAGGAAGAGAATTAGATTCTTAGGTTTTAACGCGCCTGAAACTAGAACTAAAAATAAAGAAGAAAAAATTAGAGGTCTAATAGCCAAGGATTGGCTTAAAAACTTATGCGAAGAAGAAAAAAATACATTTATTTTAAAATCACACGGAGTTGGAAAATATGGTCGCGTTCTTGGTGAACTCTATACAATAAAAGAAAATAAATCTGTTATACAAATGATGCTTGATGAAAATTTAGGTAAAGAGTATTACGGTGGAAAGAGGTAAAACTAATGAAAGTTTGGATCGATCAAGATCTATGTACTGGTGATGGTCTTTGTGAAGAGATTTGCCCAGATGTTTTCATTGGTTTAGATGATGGATTATATTATGTTAAAGATGGGGATAAGATTTATTCTGCATCTCACGATAACCCTGAAGGAGCTAAAGGTTTAGCAACTGTTCCTAAAGGTAAAGAAGAGGAGGTTATTGAATCAGCCGAAGAGTGTCCAGGCGAATGTATAATGATTGAGCCTGACTGATGCTTCATAAATTCAATACTTTAGCTCGTTTAATAATAGTGGTGCTTCTTGCTGTACCAATATATCCAATATCACCAGCAAGTGCCGCAGAAGTTACAGTAACAGAAACTTTTGATGGAACTGATGGTGCTCAAGTTACTAATCTCACAGTAGATAATTCAGGTACTGTAGCAACAAATGATGATCATATGGCTATTAGAAATGATCAAAATTGTTGTGGTGTAGCAGGAACATACTTTTTTAGTATGAAAGATAATAACCATAACGAACCAAATCAAAGATCATATACATTTACTTTTCCAACTGGAATAAATATTACAGAAATAGGTTTTAGAACAGCAGGTGTAAATAGCAACTATCCTGTTCAATATAATTATTCAGATAGTACAAATGAAACAGTAACTTACAATGCTCATAGTGGTGGTGGACAATACGAAGATATAACAAAAACAATAACTGATAAATACTTTTTAAGTTTTACTATTACAGTACAAGATTGGTCTGGTATTGATACTATTTATTGGAAGTATGATGATACGACTACGACTACTACCACGAGCACTACTACCACGACTACGAGTACCACCACTACTACTAGTACCACGACTACTACGACTACGGTTCCACAAACAGTAGGTGTACCCACAAATCAATCTTTAAATGTTGATTATCATAATGGTCAAATAGTTTATAGTTGGACAGCACCAACAGATGGTACACAATCACCTGAAGGTTATACAGTGCAGATGGGTAGAAATGGTGTACTAGACCAAAATCCTACAACAACTAGTACAAGTATGACTTGGACACACCAAAATTTAAAAGATAATTTTACATTAGACACAGCAGTAGGTAGTGCATTTATGTTTCATGTAAAAAGCACAAACGCAACACACAGTATTGAATCAGCTTTTACTGATGTATTGACTGCAACAATATCTGATATGCCTGCTGGTCCAACAAATATTACACATACTAATACAGCAGGTTCTGGTTTAGTTATAGATTGGGATGACCCAGATACAGGATTTACAAGTGCAAGTCACTATATGATTGATTACAGTGCAGATGGAGCACCATACGAAGTAGATAGTTCTTTAGTTACACAGATAAACAACATAACAGATACAACATACACAATTAGTTATGATGACCTTGCTGATGGCTCATACTATATTAGAGTTTTATCTTGTTCATCCACAGGTAACTGTCTAGGTCAGTCAGATGGTGCAACACAAGTTATAGTTTTTGATGATACTGTATATTTTGTTGGACCACCAATGAATCCTGAAGTTTCAAATGTTTATGGAACAGGCGTTCTAGTTGATTGGGATGGACCAAATACAGGAACTAGACCTGCAGAATATTATGAACTTTATTACAGAATAA